ATACACGCAGACAATACGATTAAACCATCTTTATGTTGTGTCAGCATATTTAAGTCAATTCGTGGTTTTCCGTAATACTTATAATTACAAGACAAAGACACTAATTTATTTAAATTGATTCTACCTGTTTCGTTTTTAGCTATAACAACTAAATGATTATATTTACTATTTTTATTTTGTTCATGTACATCATTACAAATATACATTTCACAACCATACAAATATTTAATGCCATATTGTTTACATAGCTTATAGACTTCAACATTTGAGTATACATTGCCATGTTCAGTAACGCACAAGGCGGTTTCACCTTGTTCTACCAATTTTTGTACAAGCAATTCTGGTTCAATGATAGCATCTAACAAACTATACTTAGTATGAATATGAATCTTTGCCATTAGAATCCCTCTTACACCAATACTTATTATTTGCTGAATTTGTCACAACAGCGTTTCCCAAACTATTAAAAGCATCTATCATCTTTTGAAAACTTTCAGTGTTTTTTTTTGCTTCTTGACTTGCTAATTCAAAACTAATCATTACTGTTATTAAATTCCAATGATTGTATGCATACCGATAGTTGAATCCTTTCAATACAGATTTATATATCAGTTCATCTAATAATTTTTGCTTCTGTTTATTTAGATGATGTTCTTGAACACACTTAATTCTATATTGATATTCAGACTTAGATAATCGTTTCATTAGTCTATTCTCCATTCACCAAAATCTCTTACAAAAGCAGAACATTCTAAATAAGGGTCTGCAAATAATTTTAAGAAGGGGATACTAAGAACAGATTCATTCAAAGAATATTTTAATTGATTACATAGGCAATCAAATGGTTCTTCGTTTTTATTTGAATTACCGTACAAACAATACTGACATTCTGGAAAATTCTTATTATTCATAATATCACCACCTCTTAAAATGAATTTTTTATGGATTAAAAATAAACAATTTTTCAGTTGATTTAAATTGATTAGATTTGTTTCTATCTAATGTTCGTGTCAATGGTTTTTCCCAAATACACTTAAAATCGTCTGGAGCAGTTTGTTCAGAAATGAAAACCTTATGTGTCTTTGATAACGTTCTCATATAATCCCAAAATGTTTCATGGTTAAATTTATTACCATAACCAGTAGTATCTTTATATGGTGGGTCACAATACACTATTGCTCCTTTTGGAATAACAACGTTTTTATAATCCATACATATAAATTCTGTTTTGTTTAACATTGGAATTAAGTCTTTTAGTAACGATTTTTTAGATTGTAATGCATAATTAGTACCCGTAGAATCACTGGCATAACCACCAAACCACTTACCACCAAAAGAACAACCGAATCCAACAAAACCAGTCAGTGTTTTATCTATATCTTTATTGTTTTTAATTTGATGATATTGTTCTTTGGAAATCTTTTCTGGTAATACATATCCATTTTGAACACCTTGTAATAAAGCAATTAAATATAAATTATTGTCATTGCAAATTAACTTATCAAAATTAGAAGATAATTTACTTTCTACAGCACAACTACCACAAAACAAACTAACTAATACATTACTTTCTCTCTCTCTCTCTCTCTGGATAATTTCAGCGATTTGAGAAGCTATTCTGGATTTACCGCCTTGATAACGCAAAATCAATACACCTACAATTCCAAATCATTTAACCAAGATAAATCTACTTCATCTTTCTTTTGACTTATAACCTTACTATCTGAAACATTATTTAATGTTGGCTCAACAGAATCAACATCGTTACCAACACTATCAAATACACTTACGCCTTTAGCAAGTTCTAATTTTTCAAGATATTCTTTATATGGAAGATGCAGGTTAGGGGAGTAATCACATAAATTAGCAAAGTAATAACTTTGTGCCTTTACACTTTCGTCAGTGTCCCAGAAACATTTGTCAGATTTAGTACGTTCATAATCTGCTTCACGCAATCTAATATCTTTAATAGTTGATTGAATAACATCTGTCCATTTTTCTACTAAAGATTCCAAATCATCTACATATACATGGCAATCAGTAATTGTATATTTAGATTTAACTTCTTCTGGAAGATATGCAATAGAATTAGTATCAAGCATAAGTTTTAAATGCTCATTTATGGTATTTTCATCATAACCACACGCTTTTAACCAAGTTTTAGCAGACGCTTGAAGCTTTTCTCCGATTTTACTACGTTCACAATTAGTTTCTTTAATTTTGCCATTCTTTTGTGGATATGTAATTGTACAATATTTCAAAAAGTTGAAGGCAATTTTGATTTTATCTAATGGAACGCCCTTTTGATGTAACCCCAAAGCATACAAAGTTAATTGTCCAGAATGTTCTTCTAAAGTTTTACCAGAGTAGATTGAAGATGATTTGAAATCTATAATATGAAAGCAACCTTCTTCGTCTCTAAATACAGCATCGGCATAACCTACAAATACGTTGTTGTCTATATCAATAACAATAGGAACTTCTAAAGCTAATTTCTGTTTATATACAACGTGATTTTGGAAGAAATGACGCAAGTTTTCATTATATTTCATACCAATGGATTTGTCTTTTTCATCATCGGTTCTATTAAATCTTAAACCTGCAATAATAATAGCAGTCAAATAGCTATCATCGAAATCATTAATCATTTCTTCGTATGTAATTTGACCACCATAGAATTTTTCTAAAGCAGTATGACAACAACTACCTAAAGTAGTATAACAGCTATCGCATTTATCGCCCTGTTTCTTTAAGATATACTTTAATAGATATTCATAAGGGGAAGTGCGGAAACATTCTAATCTACTCCAAGACCATATTCGGTCTGTTTTGTGTTGCTCTTTAATTCTGTTAAGTTCTTCATAACTTAATCGTGACATAGTGAAACACAACCTTACTTTCTATTGCTCTAAATGATATTTGGCACAAACACCAGAACTGCCAAATCTATCAACAAAAGGAACATCTTCGGTTCTAATTTTATAACCACGTTTACGCAATTCAAAAACAATTGCCGCCAATCTTGTTGCACCAAACATTTCAACTGCTTCAATACTGGTTATCGTTCCAAATTGTTGCAAGTGAGATAAAACCGCTTTTGTTTTATTCATTCTTTTCATTTTCATTCGCCTTTCTTAAAACGAACTTTTCTGTATGTGAACCAACATCATAGTATTTGAAACCATCTACTTCCCACATACGAACATAAGGGATTGTGTAATTATGACTTTTACAAAATTCCACAATTTTATCCCATGCTTCTTCTTCGGTTTGAACTTTTGCAATGATACGCAATTTTCCTTTTCTATCTGAAAATAAAAGCGTCATTTTATCACCCCTTGTTCTCTAAGAAACTCTTGTTGTTCCGTAAAGTCAAATTTGATTTTATGCTCAAATAGATATTTATAACCTTTAGCATTATCAGCAGGACTATCTTTTTCATTTAGAATATCCCATTTATCATACATATAATACACATTACGTCCATGAGACAACTGGTTACACATATATCTAACTTCTTGTAATGGTACATCTTTATCTAAGGCAACAATAATATCTACATTTAAACCAATTAGTATTTTAGCTTGTTCATCTGACAAGAAATGCCCTTGCAATGCTACACCTGTAGGGTCGTTTAGACTATCACGTTTCAAAACTGATTTTTCAGCTTCATATACAACAACATATCCTGCTTGCTGTATTGCTTCGTAATTCTCATATAAACCATACAAGTTAATATTCTTAGGGTAAGATGGTGTAATGAAATACTTTGGAATACCAAGTAATTCTGCATCTTCGTGAATTGTTCTTGCATTTGTTCCAAGTAATTCACCAGTCAACCAATATCTTAGTGGAATAATAATCCTGCTTTGTCTATAAGAATAGGCAATTCCAAATTTTTTTCTTGTCCAAGGCATGATACCTTCACGAAACCAACCTATATACAACTTTGGAATATATACATCCAATGTAGAATCGTCATAGATTTTAATATTAGATGTATCGAATACAAATGCTCTTTTTTTACTTTGTACTCGTTTAAAAATATCTAAAGGGTCTGATGTTTTTTCTGGTGTTTTTTGTATTTTAGACCACTTATATTCCAATCCTAAGATTCTATGCAGATATTTAATCGCTTCTACAAATGATAATTTCTTATTGTGTTGTATTAGCGAAATAATATCTGCATTTTCATCAAAGTTTTTTCGTGTGTAATTAACTACATTGAGATATTTATTGTTCTTGACATTGATAGCAGTAGGATTATCGCCATCATAATTAGCACACGAATAATACTCTTTTAAAGGGTGATACTTAATTGAATGACAACCTATATTTTCAAGAATAAATTCAATTTTTTCATTCTTAAAGATATATTGTTTCAGTTCTCCTACCGTCATTTTTCTTATCCTTTAACACTAAAAGTCTTGTACTACCTGTGCATAAGCCACATCTTTATAGATATTGGTACTCAAATCACATTCGGAAATGATTTGTCTACGATTTGTCTCACCAAAACGGTTTTTAGTGATAAACGTAATCATTGGATTTTGTTCTTTCTTCATGTAACGTGTTACTTGTGTCTGTCCATGTTTTCCCATTGTAAATGTACAGGGGAGGCTTTTTGCTCCACCTTCGTATTCATCTTCATAGAATCTTCGCATCATAAGATTTACAGACATAACATCGACAATGGATTTAGCTTGACCAATATCATTATTTGTTAAATATCTTTGTTTTAGACTGGCTTTGCCAAGCTGATATGTAACAAACAATCCTACGTTCTTAGCAGAAGATTTCACTGTATCATACAGTGTAATCATGTCACGCATCATAGATTTATAGATTTCATCGGTATCAGCATCGAAACTTTCTTTTAACGTATCTAAAACAAAAATACGAACACCAAGCGTAGCATATTTTTTTATAATTTTTACAGCAAGATTAACCGAATAACGCTCTAATGGAATAATAGTTAAAAACTGTTCTTCTTTTTTATCTTCAATCCATTTGGCACACTCATGTAATTGTTTTAAAACTTCTGGTGTAAAATGACCATCACGCAACGTTTTCTTTTGAAGATTAAATTTAAAAATATTATTAGCCACCCATATTAATAGCTCTTTTTTAATTTTACGTTCATCTTCTTCATTAATAATAAAAACAATTGGTTCTTTATTTTCCATTGCAGAAGGAACAAGATAGTTAAACGCCATTGTAGATTTACCTACACCAGAGCCTGCACCTAACCCATAAATATGTCCATTTAGATTAAAGCCACCGATTTCATCTGTTAATAATTCAGCATTGTACAAGTCTATTCCTGTTTGAGAGCCTGTATTTAGTTCTTCAACAAAATCACTCATTCCATCAAAAGCATTATAACTTTTAATATCCTGTGAAGAATTAGCAAAGATATGATTAATTAGCAACTCATACTCTTTATAAACTTCTTCTTCGGACATATCTATATAATCTTTTAATCGTTTATCAACAGGGAAACCAGATTTGCAAAGTTCAATAATAACTTTCCATTTTTTTAATTCAATAACATAGCCATCAAGATTTTCTTCTCTAATATAAGTAGTGGCTTTATCTATTGTTTCATAACTACCGTATTTTTCATAATTGATTTTCAATTCTGGATGTTTTTCAAGATAGAAACCAATCGTAATATCATCTAAAGAAGCCTTTCCTTCGATAATAATAACACCATAGGCAATTTGAAAAAATGTACGCCATTCATTATGATGGAAGTCTTGAACTACTAAATTGATATTATATAAAACATCTGGCTTTTTATATATAATAGCAACAATGTTTGCTTCTGCTGCTTTTTTATAGTCAAGGATTTGTTTCAGAGTCTTAATTGTATTCTCTGAATATTCAGTAGTAGTAGACTGATTAGCATTTTGTAAAGGTTGCTTTACATTTTTTTCAGCCATTTCAAACACCTACCACAAATGTTTGTATTTCTTTTGAACAAAGTCTGGTTTACGTTCTTCATTTTGCTTACGTCTATTGTCTGTAATAGTTTGACGAAATTCTTGTCTTTTCTGAATTTCTTCCATACTGTCAAGAGTTTTAGCCATTTCTTCATTCAATTGTTTTTGTTTTTCTGCACGTTGCATAGCCAAACAAATTTCATTAATTTTAGATTCTGCAATTTTTATCATATAATTGATTTGATGCAGTTCATCAGTAAAGGTATTATGTTGCAATCCATATTTGATTTTTTGTGATACAGCCTTAAAGGTTACTAACCAAGATTTATAAGAATAATCGCATGGAAACTCAATGGAATTAGAACGATTTACCATATACTGTCCATTTTTCAATCCTTTAAGTCGAAGAATAGATTGTTTCATTAGTTTATTATTATCTTTATATCCTAACAATTCAATGCGAACATATTGATACAATTCATCAAACTCTTTCTTTTCTTCTTCTGTCATTTTAACAGGTTTTTTTTTGGTTTTCTTATTTTCATCCTGTTCGATAGCATCACCAAACAACGAATACTGTTTTAATTGTCTTGCCATGTTATCTACCTCTTTTTGTTGCTATCTGCTTGTTAC